GTGGATTGTTAGCTCCTATCATTCTACACTATCTTATGATAACTTTTAATTTTTAAGACATGGCAAACAAACTTACCATAGCAGACTACATAAGATTAGCCAAAGCAAACCCTACAGTAGAGAAAGAATTTGAATACTTCAAAGAACATGTGTTCAATAGAACCTTAGTTTGGGAAGGAGTGAAGAACCCTAAAGCAGGAGGTAGCCTGCACAATGTAGCAGGAGACTCAGGAGGTTGGACCTTATGGGGTATTGCATACAACCACAATAAAGAGATGTTTAAAAACTTTGATGATTTTAAAGATACAACTTATGAAGAAGCTGCGGCTATTGCTTACACAAAATACTACAGAGCTATTAATGCTTTCATACTTCCTCTTGAATCTAGGCTTATGTATTTTGATACTGCTTATAATATGGGAAATGCTAGGGCAATTAGGATAATGCAAAGATGTGCAGGAGTTCCTGATGATGGAATCATTGGCCCTGCAACTAGAGAAAAAATGCAGTATGTAACTGAAGAATGCCTATACAAGGCCAGAAATACTGCTTACAATAACTTAGTTAGAGCAAACAAGGCTTTAGGTAAGTTTTTAAAAGGATGGTTAAATAGATCACTAGGAATTTTTAAAGTATAATGATTACTCAAAGCTTAGATGTACCTCTTTATGGTAGAAGATTACACATTATTATCACAGGGGATTTTAGTAAAGACTACCCTGAGATAAATAAAAAGTACCATCAGAACTTAGATGAGAGTGATAATGTATTAGGTTCTTCTCAAATGAGAGGAGCACATCACATGATTATCATTAATGTAGGCAGACACAGAAAGATATTTAAAGGGATAAATATTGAATGTGAACTTGCAGATACCATAGCTCATGAGTCAGACCATTTATGCAACCAACTCTTTAAAGGAATAGGAGCCACAGTAGATGTCAATAATGATGAGCCACATGCCTACCTTTTAGGGTGGACAGTAAAGCAGATTACAAGAAATTATTTAAAATTTAAAACACAAGAGGATGTCAAAAAAATTTAGAATGTATATTACCACTCTCTACATTGACTTTCAAGTAGGAGTTAGTGTAATAGGGTTACCAGTTTTTCATAGTCATGGAGTAATCATTTCAAAAAAGATCAATGAAATAGATGCTAAAAAATACGGAATGTTATGAGTTTATTATTTACAGTGGAGAGCAAAGTAGTAGCTCCAAGTACAGAAACCATTTTAATCTTTCCTTTCAGAGAGATATGGGAAAGAGATGATTCTGCAGATAAAAGATTTGCTATTGAAGATATGTCATACATAGAGTTTATGGCATCAGTTCAAAAGTCTAATCCTTACTCAGGTTATCCGGAACACCAAAGACCTGAAAAGATTATCAAAGATATAATTACTAGAGCAGAGTGGGACCAAGAAGATCCTTTACTTCTTGCCGGGATAGAAAAGCTAAAGCAATTCCAAGCTGAAGCTTCAGTAACTTACAACTACTATATGGCTGCTAAAAATGCTGCAGAAAAAATGCAGTTGTTCTTTACAACATTTACTATGGCAGATGTAAATCTTAGAACAGGGGCTCCAATCTATAAGCCCAAAGATATTACCTCAGCTTTAAATGACACCTCTAGAGTCCTTGAAAACCTCAATACTTTAAGAGATAAAGTTGATAATGAGATATTTGAAGAGGTTAAAAAGAAAGGACAGAAAGTAGTAAGTCCATTTGCAGACCCTTCAAGTTTAAAATAATTGTTTATCTTTACACTTTATTATTTAATAACTTAAATCAAAATATTATGGCAAAAGTAGTAAAAGGCAGATTAATTGAGGTTGATAATACAGATAGAAAGTTTGGTTCAGCTTTATCTTATATTGCAGTGCAAGTAGAAGATGAAGATGGAGGAAATGAAAGATGTATTCTTTTCACTCAAGATGAAATCAACAAAGCTCATGAAAGAGCAAAGAAAAATCCTGAAGACCTTACTGAAAAAGGATTTTTCACAAAACTATTTGATTAATTTAAACCCTAGAAAACATGGCAAAGAACTTAGCATCTATCTTAGAAGATGATGATGATATGGAAGAAATGACTTCTTCTAAATCAACAAAAAATACAAGAGGAACTATTCCTGCTTTATTACTTAAAGCAAGAACTGATGCTCACTTAACTCACTTGAGACAGAAAGACAAAACTCTTGCACTACATAATGCTATGAGTATTTTCTATGATTCAGTAGGAGATTTAGTTGATACTTACATTGAGACTTCAATGGGTATTGATGATTCTTTTACTCTTGAAGAAGTAGATGAGTCAGAAGTTATTGCTAATCCTTTGACTTATTTTAAAGGTTTATACAACACTATTCTAGTAGAAAGAGAAAGTATTAAAGAGCCTTTTCTTTTAAATCAGATTGATGAGATGTCTCAATTAATTGCTCACACATTGTACAGACTTAAAAACATTGTAACATAATGGGTCATTGGGGACATACTTGGAAAAAAGAAACTACTAATTGTAAAGAAGAACAAGAATGTGACATAACCTCTTCTTTATTTACAGAACCTGTAGAACCCTTGTTTAAAGTTAAAACTCATTATACCATAGATATTTGGGAAACTGGAAATTATTATAGTTTTATGTTTATAAAAAGAAAAGGGTTTACTCAAAGAGGAGAAGCAAAAAGATTATTTTCTTTACCTAAAACAATTAAGTTATTTAGTATATGAGTCAATTAGGATCAATCAGAAACCCTGATGGGATTTGGATTAACACAGAGGTGTTTCGGGAAGAAGCTAGAAAATTCCAGAAGTATGGGACATACTGTCTAGATCCCTGGGGTTCTCCTGATTGGTACTCTTATTGGCAAGAACAAAGAAATAGAATTATTAATGGTTACAGTTCAGGTGGTGTTAAAATCACAGGTGACCATTATTTCTATCTCAACTTTTGTCCTATCTTAAAAGTAGAGGACACAACCCTTAAAAAATCTTCTAAAGTAACTGACTTCCCTGACTTTTGGGATGGGGATTACAATTACTTTTGGGCAAGGGAAATTGCCTTCAATGGTATAGTTGATGGTTTAGGAGTGCAGACAGAATTTGTAGAAACCTGCAGATTCCATGCTAAGACTATGCCGGAAGCTGAAGCTCACAAAAAAGCTTTAGAAAAACTATTTGCAGGACTTCAACTTGAAGTTAAAATTGAAGCAAACTACTTAACAGGAGGATATAATCTTATTGTAGGTAAGTCTAGAAGAAAGGGATACTCTTATAAGAATGCAGCTATTGCAGTTAAGAACTATCTGTGCTATCCTAAAGCTCTTACTATATTTGGTGCTTATGAAAAGAAATTCCTTTATCCTAAAGGTATCTTTACAATGGCATCTAACTACCTCAACTTTATTAATGCCAACACTGCTTGGGTTTACCCTAAAGATGTTGTAGATAAGATGGACCATGTCAAGGCCTCAACTGTTGAATACAGAAATGGGGTAAAGATTGAAGTAGGTTTCTTATCTGAGATAATGGCTCTTACATTTAAAGACAATGCAGATGCCGCAAGGGGTAAAGATGCTAGAGATGTAATTTTTGAAGAATCAGGAGCATTTGGTTCTCCTGGTCTTTTAAAAGGAGCATATAAAGCAACTGAAGACTGTGTAATGGCAGGGGACATTAAGACAGGTATGATTACTGTGTTTGGTACATCAGGAGATATGGAAGGTGGTACTGCAGACTACTCTGAGATGCACTCTAATCCATTGAGGTTTGGTATGCTTCCTTTCCAAAACATTTGGGATGAAGACTCTGAAGATATGAAGTGTGGTTTCTTCCACCCTATTAACTGGAATATGGAAGGGTACTATGATGCCCAAGGTAATTCAGATAGAGAAGGAGCTAAACAAGTAGAGCTTGCCAATAGAAAGATTCTGTTAGATAATGGAGCTACTTCTGCTGATATCCAGCAAAGAATGCAAGAAAAACCATTGGGCCCATTTGAAGCCTTTGGTATGGTTTCTACAAATAACTTTCCTGTTCTTGAACTCAAGAGACAACTTGAGATTGTTAAAGCCAAGAACTTGCACATGATTATGGGTACTCCTGTCAAACTATTTTATGACTATGAGTCTAAGAAAGTTAAAGCAGAACCTATATTAGATGGCTCAGCTAATGTAATCTATAGACAAAAACCAGACAATACTTCACTAGAAGGGTGTCCAGTTATCTATGAATACCCTGCTGAAATACCACAAAGAAATGCTTATAAGATTGGGTATGACCCTTATAGACAAGCACAAGGTACTTCCTTAGCTGCTGTCTATGTTTACAAGTCAGTAATTATTGGAGAAAGAACTAAAAGAATAATTGTAGCAGAGTATGTAGGTAGACCTGGAGAAGCAGATGATGTAAACTACATTTGTAGATTATTTGCAGAGCTTTACAACACTACTATTATGCATGAAAATGAGGTGACCCATGTTAAGGATTACTTCAGAAGAAGAAAACAATTACATTACTTAGCTTATCAACCTGATGAAGTTATTAAGAAAAATGTGAAGAATTCTAAAGTTAATAGACTTTATGGATGCCACATGAATGATCAACTTAAAGATGCAGGTGAAAAATATATCAAGTCTTGGTTACTTGATGTACAAGACTATGATGAAGAAGGTTTCCCAATAAGGTCTCTAGACCAAATCTATTCTATAGGACTCTTAGAAGAATTAATTGGCTACAATAGAAAGGGCAACTTTGATAGGGTCATGGCACTTATGCAAGTGATGTTCCAAGACCAAGAAGATTTACATGGTAAAGAATATCAACCTAAATCATCAGGAAATAGAAAAGCAAAACAGCTATTAGATATGATGGGTAATATGTACCAGAAAAATAATGCTAGGAACTTGACACAGAGATTAAATTAATTAGTACTTTTGTAAATACTTATTTTTAAGAAAAATGAATCAACCTGTTACCCAACCTAAATCTTATTCTACTGAAAGACTCAGTAGAAAAGAAAAAGAAGATCAAAACTTTCTGTGGTACAGAGAGAAGATTGACATGTATGATACTAAAGCTAACTTCTTATCTATAGGATATGGAGGGGTTAATGAGTATAAAAGAATGAGGGTTAATTATGACCTATTCAATAACATTGTTGATTTATCTGATTTTGCTTATGTAGCAACACCTTATGGTTCAGAGATGGGAGAACTTCCTGCTCAAATGGTTAACAGAGATATTTGTTCTTATAGAGTAAAAGCTCTTATTGGTATGGAAATGAAAAGACCTTTTGGGTACAGAGTAATGGCCACTAACAAAGAAGCAGCTAATAGAAAAGTAGAAGAAGAAACTAGTAGAATCAGAGACTATGTAGTTGAGTCTATCATGGCTCCTATAAGACAAGAAACTGAAGCTAAATACCAAGCTGAAGCTAAAGGAAGAGAACTAACTGAACAAGAGATGCAAGAGATTCAGCAACAAATTCAAGCTGAAATTGAAGCTAAAACTCCAGATAAAGTTAGAGCTTATATGAAAAGGGACCATAGAGATCCTGCTGAAGTTCAAGGCCAACAGTTACTAAACTACCTCATCAAAAAATTAGATGCAAGAAAGAAGTTTAATAATGGTTGGAAACATGGTTTAATCTCAGCTTATGAAGTGTATTGGTTAGGTATAATCAATGGAGAACCAGCAATGAAAGTTGTAAACCCTGTTAGATTCTCTTGTGATAAGGCTTCAGACCTTGATTACATTGAACAAGGAGAGTGGGCAGCAGCAGAATATAGAATGCACCCTTCACAAATTGTACAAACTTTTGATTTAGATGATAAAGAGATTGATACTCTTTGGAGAAACTATAATCATCATATTACTCAGAGAGTACATGATAATCTATTTAACTTTGATGAGTACCTTACTTATGAAGATAAAAACTCAATTAGAGTTTTACACTGTGTATTTAAAGGACTTAGAAAAGTAGGTTGGTTAGATTACATAGATCAAGATGGAGTTCTTCAAACTAGGTTTATGGTTGATGAGTCTTATAAACTTAACAAAGCTATGGGTGATGTTAAAATCACCTGGGAATGGCTTCCTGAAGTTTATGAAGGTTACAAGATTGGAATGCACATCTACAAAGAAATGAGACCTGTGCCAGGACAATTTAAAGATCCAGACAATATCTACAAATGCACTTTGCCTTACTATGGTGCTATCTATGATAATACCAACTCTCAACCTACATCTGTAATGGATAGAATGAAAGTTTATCAGTACTATTACAACATAGTAATGTATAGACTTGAATTACTCCTTGCTTCAGATAAAGGTAAGAAAATCTTAATGAACATCAATGCTATCCCTACTGACTCCGGGATAGACCTTAAAAAATGGCAGTACTTCTTTGAGAGCACTCCTTTTATGTGGTACAACCCTGATGAAGAAGGAATGAACCAAAGTGATGTTAATACTATTGCTAAAACACTAGATCTTTCATTAGCTTCTGACATTCAGAAGTATATTCAACTTGCTGATTACCTAGAACAAAAATGTGGTAAGTCAGTAGGTATTACTGACCCTGTTCTTGGGCAGACTTCAGTATCTGAAAGAGTTACAAATAATCAACAAAACCTTGTACAGACTTCACACATGCTGGAGCCATACTTTGACTTACACAACTGTATTAAAAGAAATGTACTTCAAGGTTTACTTGATTTAGCTAAGGTTGCTTATGCTACTTCTGATAAAAAACATATATCTTATATCTTAGATGACATGTCTATGGAAATGTTACAGATGGATATTAATATTCTTGATGAAAGTACATTAGGTTTGTTTATGGAAGACTCTTCTATGTCAGAAGAAATTAAACAAACTATTCAGCAACTTGCCCATGCTGCAATGCAGAATCAAAAAATTGAGTTGTCTGATGTCCTTAAAGTTATCAAACAAGATTCTATACAAGAAGCTGAAGAAGCATTACTTGTATCTGAAGAACTTAGATCTAAGAGAGAACAAGAAAATGCTCAAGCATCAGAAAAAGCTAAAGCAGAAATGCAACAAAAAGCTCAAGATTGGGAAAGAGAAAAAATCTCTCTTGAACACTCTAATAACATGGAAGAGATTGAAGCTAAAGGAAATATTGACCTTCAGAAACAAGCTATGCTTTCTATGGGATTTGATCCTAACAAAGATGTAGACAATGATGGAATACCTGATGTGTTAGAAGTGGCTAGAGATGGAGTTGATGCGGAAATTCAAAGAGCAAAAGAATCTAGAGAAAACAAAAAACTAGACTTCCAAATTAAAGATGCTCAAGAAAAAAATAAATTAAAAGAAAAAGAAATTGCTCAAAAAGGAGCAAATTCAAAATAAAAGCTATTACATTTTAAATGAGAAGAGTTCATTTTTGAAATGTAATTTATTAAATAATTAAACTTAAATTTGTCACAGTTATGAGTGGAACAGAGAAAACCATTGATCAGTTTGGAGGTTGGGAAGAAGCTTCTCAACAACATGATTTCTTCGGAGAAACTAATTTAGTAGATGATGTTATTACATCAGTTGAAAAAGATGATGTTGAAGATCCAGCTAAAACAGAAGCAGCTAAAGAGAAAGTTGCTCAAGAAAAAGAAGAACAAGAATTAGTAGATAAGCAATTTGAAACTTTTTCACCAACTTCAAAAGGAACAGAAGATGATGATGAAGGAGCAGATCCTGGTAAAGGAGAACCTGCATCAGTAGTAAGTCCTAAGACTACTTTAGCTTTCTTAAAGGAAAGAGGTTTAGTAGAGTATGAGGAAGATCCTGAGAGTCCTTTATCAGATGAAGATGCTGAGAATTTAATTGAAGATTCTTGGGAAGCAGCTTTAGAAAAAGAAGTTGAGTCTACTATTAAAGAGTTACCTGATGAGTTAAAGCAACTAATTAAGTTTGCTTCTAAAGGTGGAGATGTAGGACAGCTATTAGGTAAGATGGTGCAACATGCAACATCAGGCATTAATAAGAATAGTGATATAGGCAATGAAGATGTTCAAGTTCTTGCTGTCACTATGGATTTAAGAAATCAAGGTCATGACCAAGAGTATATAGATGCTCAGATTGAATTCTTAAAAGAAAAAGATAAGCTTGAAGGAATTGCTAAAAAATCTTTTGATAAGATTGTAGCAGAACAAGAAGCTGAGACTGCAGGCCAAGTTGAAAGACAAAAGCAAGTCTTGGATAATAAAAAGAAAGCTGCTAGAGAGTATAAGAATAACATCACTACTCACATCAACAGCTTAGAAGATGCAGGTGGATTGCCAATCTCTAAACAAGATAAAACAGTTCTTCCTACTTATATTTCAGAGCCAACTGTAGAATTACAAGATGGTAGATTTGTAAGTGAAATGCAAGCTGACCTGTTTAAGGTTATGGCAGATAAAGACAAGATTGTTCTTTTAGCTAAACTCTTAAAGTCAGATTTTGATTTTGGTGCTATTGAAAGAAAGAAACAAACAGCAGCTTCAAGAGGAATCAGAGATGAAATCCAAAGAGCTGATAAGACACAAACTATAACAAGTTCATCTAGTGGAGGTCACAAACCACAGAAGAAAGCAGTCTGGGACA